AAAGAAGCCAAATCCTAAAATTTATTGTAAAGAAGATAGATAAGGCTATCAATGAGCAGAGGGGAAATAAAAATAGCAATCCTAAGTAATTGGGCCAATATCATTAAAATATTTGGAGGTATTGGTGTCGCCTGTGTTCTTTTCTATCTTAATGCAACTTATGTTACGAAGAGCGATTTTACTCCTGTTGCTCAAGAAATAAAAGTTCAAGCGCAGCAAATTTCCTATGTAAACGCCGAGGTAAAAAATATATCTCGGCGTTTGTCTAAGATAGTAGATGATGAAGGAGATCCAGTAAATACTGATAAGATGGTTGAAATTCAGAAAGATATTGCTAAAATATTAATGAGAATGGAAAACCTTAATGAAAAGGTGGACCGTTTGGATAAAAACAAATAAATATGTCCACTGTTTTCTGCTCTAGTTGCGGAGCAAAGCATCAACATGCTGGTTTTCCGCCTAACTTCTGTTCGAAATGCGGCTCGCCAATGACGGCTAAAGCTGTTCAGCAGAGTTCGGCTAGAGCGCAAGCCCCAAAGGTCTCAGCCCCTGCTGATGACGAAGAGCTTTCAGAGGATCAGAGTGACATTAATGAGCTTCCTCATTTAGACAAGTTAGACGTAGAAATCTCTATCGAAGGAGGCTTTAGAGCCTTCAGTTTAGAAGAGCTTTCTAGCTCGCCAACGACAGCAAGAACTCAAAAGTTCAAGCCTATTCGTCGTGATGGCATATCCGACTTGTCTCCTCAAAAATACGGAAGCTCAAAGAATGAGGCGCAAGATTAAGTACGAAGAAAAGCAGGACGTAGTAGATCGGATCATCGAGAAACAGAGATATATGTGGCAGCTAAGGGCTGTCGCTTGGATGGATTTCGAAGATGTGGCACAAATAATCAGATTCCACATTTCTAAAAAGTGGCATATGTGGAAGCAAGATCGCCCACTTGAGCCTTGGCTAGCTAGAATAGCATCAAATCAAATAAAGAATCTTCTTAGGAATAATTATTCTAATTATGTTCGCCCTTGTTTAAGCTGCAAGTATAATCAGGGTAACGAGCCGCCAGCTTGCTCGATTACCCCAAGCGGTTTACAGTGTTCTGAATGCCCGCTTTATAGAAAGTGGGAAAAGACAAAGAAGAGCGCTTACGATGTTAAGCTTTCTGTTTCTATAGAAGGCCACATAGATAATGTCTATGCAATGAAGGATTGTAGTTTGGATATATTGTCCAGCGCGAATCGACTTCACGAAGAGATGAAGCTTTATCTGGCGCCAAAGCAATACAAAGTTTACGCAAGACTGTTTATAGATGGAGCGGATGAAGAAAAGGTAGCGGCAGAGATGGGATACAAGACAAATGAAAAGGGCAAGAAGGCTGGATACAAACAAATCAAGAATTTAAAAAAGCTTTTTAAGCAGATCGCTTTAAAGATTCTACAAAACGAGGACATCATTACTGGCTATGAATCTAGAAATTAAATTTACCCCAGAAGATGGAGAGAAGATCAAGAAGCTTGCCGCTGAATTTCCTGATTTAAATCTAATCACAAGGAAGTTCTTTAATGACGAAGAGTTAGACGGAAGAAGCAAGCAGGGCATTGCAATCAGAGCTTTTTTAGCTTCGAATAAAATTAATTACAAGACCTCTAAATATCAAAAAGTCGGCAGCTTGCCGCTCACTGATGAGCAAAAAGATTTTATTGAAGCTCAGTCTAAAGTGGGTATGCCCAGCCTTCAGATCGCGGAGCTTGTTTATCCTGACAAGTCGGTTGTGCAATTAAGTGTTGAGCACCGTACTGTAATGGAATATTTGCGCTCAATTGGAAATGGCATTATGCCAGAGAATGAGACCGCGCTTGGCGTCAAATATCAAGTCCCGCGCTCAGTTGAACGGGTAATAAATAAAATCAATGCAGCTACGGGCGAAAACTTAAACAAAGAAAAGATTAGTCGCCATCATAAATACTGCATAGACAAACTAGCTATCAATTTATCGAATTCCCGCTTCCAAAAGATCATCAATTGCTACACATCCCAAGAAGACAGAACAATATTTGAAGAGGAGTTTATACGTATGACTTGGGACAAGCCTGATCTCACTGCGGACGAGGTTAATTTGTACATGAATGTATGCAAAGAAATAATTAACCTCGAAACTACTTCGCGACACTTGGACAAGCTTAATAAGATGTTTGAAGAAACCCAAGAGCAGAACGAGATGAGTATTCGTTTGGCCGAAATTATCAAGGCTAAAAGTAGCGAGTATCACCAATGCGAAGGGCGCGTTGAAAGTCTTATTAAAAAGCTGCAAGGCGATAGGGCGGGGAGAATTAACGCAAAACAAAAAGAAAATGCCTCTGTTTTATCTATTGTCCAAATGTTTCAAGACGAAGAAGAGCGCGCCAATATGGTCAAAATTGCAGAAATGCAAAGATCTCTTGTTAAGGATGAAGCGCAAAGACTAGAGAGTATGTCAGAATGGAAAGCTCGTATTCTTGGTATATCATTAGATGATGCAGTGTAAAATATGCGATCTTACTTTTCCCTCAGAAAGAAGCTTGCATGCTCATTTAAAAAAGCATAAGACTTCTTTAGCAGAGTACTATACGACTTACTATCCCCGTAAAAATCTGCTAACAGGAACACTATTGCCGTTTAGGGATAAGGAATTGTATTTTGAAAGAGATTTTGAAAATAGAGATCAGCTTTTGCGATGGTGCGAGATAGAGTCGCCAGAAAAAGTAAAAGCTCAAATTAAAAAGATGCTCGCGCACAGGATCGAGAGCAAAGAGTTGAAGTATGCTCCATCATATCTTGAGTTAGAGACAAGTGAGATGCCAACAATTGATTTGTACAAGAAACATTTTGGCTCTTATTCTAAAGCTTGCGACGAAATTGGCGCGGAGCCTATGTTCAGAAGAAGCTTGCCAAAAAAGTTTCACGAAGACTTTTCGGATGTGGAAATTTTTATAGATACTAGAGAGCAGCAGCCTCTTAGTTTTAAGAACGAAAGAACTTTAAAACTAGATTTTGGAGATTATACCGCTAGCGGAGCGAATTATACAAAAACATTTGTAGACCGCAAATCAGAATCTGATTTTAAAAGCACTCTTGTTGGCGATAACCTAGAAAGGTTCAGGCGGGAGTTGCAAAGATGCAAAGATATGGAGTGTTATTTGTTTATAGTAGTAGAATCTACTTTAGACCGAATCAATAGCAATAACGATTTCACTCCTCACAAAGCGAACTTAAAGTTTATATACCATAACATGCGTTTATTGCAGCATGAGTTTGCGGAATACTGCCAATTCATTTTTTCGGGTAATAGAAAAAATAGCGAATTTCTAATCCCGAAGCTGCTAACGATTGGAAGTCCGCTTTGGGATGTGGACGTTCAATATTTTATAGACAAGGATTATCTATGGCTTGGATCGAAGGAAATCAAAAAAGAAAAAGCGCCTTCAGTAAAGTAAACGAAGAAATCCTTAAACAAAAGGGTTATATTGAAGAGCGGGATGCAAAAATTCTGCTCTATAAGTTCCTGCGCAATAATATATCGTTTTCTTCAGAGATGATCTGTGGGGTAAAGCTTTTCCCATTCCAGCACCTTGCTATTAAGACAATGTTTGAAACAGACTATTCAATGATGGTCTGGAGCCGTGGTCTTTCTAAAAGCTTCACTTGTGCAGTTTTTGCGTCCTTAGATGCGATTCTAAATCAAGGAGTACATATCGGAATTGTAAGCAAAACGTTTCGTCAGGCAAAAATGATTTTCCGCAAAATCGAAGAGATTTCGGAAAAGCCGCAGGCTGCATTTTTAAAACAATGCATCACTAAGTGTACCAAAAGCTCTGACGAATGGACAATGGAAATTGGTAGAAGTAAAATCACTTGCTTGCCACTTGGTGATGGCGAAAAGCTTCGCGGTTTCCGCTTCCACAGAATGATGATTGATGAATTTTTGCTGATGCCAGAAAGAATCTTTAATGAAGTTATCATTCCATTCCTTTCTGTTGTACAAAATCCAACCGAAAGAAAGCAAGTATACGATTTGGAAACTGAATTAATTAAGCGGGGCGATATGAAGGAGGAAAATCGATTTCGTTGGCCGAATAATAAAATTATCGTTTTATCTTCCGCCTCTTATCAGTTTGAGTATATGTACAAGCTTTATAAGCAGTACGAATCTTTGATCAACTATCCAGAGAAGGATGGTAAGGGTGGGGCAACAAGGGCGATCTTGCATTTTTCTTATGATGTTGCGCCGCAAGGCTTGTACGACGAAAGTCTTTTGACGCAAGCGAAATCTACAATGTCCGAGTCTCAGTTCATGCGCGAGTTCGGGTCAAGATTCATGGATGATTCTTCTGGTTATTTTAAACTCAGCAAGATGCACGAATGTACTATAAAGGCTGGAGAGGGGCAGAGTATCGAACTTGCGGGGGAAAGAAGCGCAGAATACATTCTTAGCTTTGACCCTTCTTGGGCAGAGAATGAGTCGTCGGACGATTTCGCCATAAATATTATTAAGCTAGATAAAGCTAATAAAAGAGGAATTCTTGTTCACAACTATGCGGTCTCTGGAACCAACTTAAAAAAGCATATCGAATATCTTCATTACTTAATGACTAGCTTCAATATTGTTGCGATGTGCGGCGACTATAACGGCGGCGTCCAGTTCATTAACGCCGCAAATGAAAGCGAGCTATTCAAGAATGCAAAGATCGAAGTAAAAATGTTTGAGGCAGATTTTGATTCGCCGGAAAATTATCAAACTGAACTTCGTAAAGCTAGATCAGTTTATAATTTAGAGCAGAAGCGCATTTGTTATTTGAGAATCCCAACTAGCCCTTGGATAAGGTACGGTAACGAGCTTCTGCAATCGAACTTCGACCACCGCAAAATCTTGTTCGCAGCAGAAGCTGTTAACGATGACTTTACTGCTCAAAAGAGTAAGACTATACCTATTAAAAACTTAAAGTTCGTGAGGGATCAAGAAGACAGTCAAAGCATTGAAGCTAAGATGGTAGATTTTGTAGACCATCAAGCAGATATGATAGAACTCGTCAAAGCTCAATGTTCGTTAATTATTCCGACAACTACCGCTAACGGTCACCAAAGTTTTGATTTGCCGCCAGAACTAAAGCGTCAAAGTGGCGCAGAAAAGACGAGAAAGGACTCTTACTCTTGTCTTGTTCTCGGCAACTGGATGACTAAAGTTTACTTTGACATGATGGATTGTCAAGTGCAAACAATTTCTTCTACTTTTACTCCGTTTTTCGCTCGATAAAAGAAAGTAAAAGAAAGTACTTTTGGACTTTTGCGTGTAACTTTTAATATAAAGGACTATTAAAATGGCACGCTCTTATATTAAGAAATCCGAGTACTGGAACAAGAACAAGAAACCAGAAGCTGTTTTACAAGCTCCAGTAGAGCCAAAACTTGTTGGAGGTTCTTATTTTAACGATATATCGAAAGCTTCTAGAACATCTTCTAGCTCGTCTTCGACTAAGAGCAGAATGCCAGCTAATGGCACTGATAGCAATATTCGTAGATATGCTCTACTGAGCCAAGGGTTACTACCTTTCGATTTTTCAAAAGATGGCGTAGATGTTAGAGATGCTATTCTGCTCTGTCAAAAGGCTTATGCGAATGTCGCGATTGTCAGAAACACAATTGATATTGCCACCGAATTCGCCAATACAGATATTTATCTTGAGGGCGGTACAGAAA